CCCAGAACTTTTTACATCACCTGTCGATGACGCTGCTGTACCAGCATTTATTCCAGTTGCGCCCGCAGCAATACAAGTAGATGTATTAAAAGAAGTGTTCGCACTATTAATTCCAATTACATAAGGTATAGATGCACCAGGCGTCATCGCAACATTATTCTTGCGCGCATACGCACCACCACCACCACCTTCACGGCCATCACCACCAGCAAAATCACCTGGTGAAGTAGTGCCTGCTGTACCAGGAGCACCAGCAGCAGTACATTCAATACTGTTTAAAAGAATACAATCACTTGGTACAGTCCAAGACGATCCACTCCCTAAATTAATGGTATTTGATGCAGAAAAAACTTGTCCATTAGATCCCATATCTCCAACAAACAAAATAGTTCTAACAACTGACGGTGCAGTAGGTGAAAGAATAATATTACCCTGTAATGCCGTTCTTTTGAACCCCATCAAGACACTAGGCGCAACCGATGATAATAAAGCATTAGTTTGCGGAATAATTCTAGCCAAGCTAAACGCAACAGATGAAAGTTCAAGATTGCCTTGTGGTAAAATAAAATTCCTGTTGTTACTCAACAATCCATTTTCAAATCCAGCTGGTAATAGAATCGCAGACGATAAATTCAGATTAGCATATGGCACTCTAATTCTGGTATTAATAATAGTATCAGGAAAAGGATCGATTGCCTCTTCTTCTTCCCATAATAACTGATAACGTAAATCAATTTCAACTTTTGGACCACGATAAATTATAACATTAACTTCAATACGACTTAATTCTGTACGAACCGCCGTCACATCAATTCGAGTACAAATCTTCTTATCAATAAGCGGCTGTAAAGCTTGCTGAGTATATTGCTTGGCACGTTGCAGTGTCGAACCTTCAAACGAAGGCGCTTCCATGATCTTGGTACGCGTCAACAACCAGTTCTTGCATCCTATAGGCCAGCCACTCCAGATCGTTTCCGCATCCAGATCTCCCCACCATCCACGCCGATCAGTACTATCAAGATCCGGCAAAACTTCATTATCACCAGATAATCTATCAGTCCCTAATGCTAATCGAACTGCTGTCGCCAATTCTTCACGTTCATCCAACGTTCCAGTCTCACGAAGAAACCAATCCATCGAAGGGCCTTCAAGACTAATCAATTCCCTTATTCTTACATCACTCATGCTGACAACCCGCGAATTTCCCTGAGACAAAACGCAGGGTGTATTATTTTATTTTCATCTACAATCTCATCAGCACGTTCAGCCGTATAATAAATCCTCTGACTCAACGTCAAAGAAGGAAAAAATATTGGCAAATTAAATGTAACCATACGCGGCAAAGGTCTAGCCGTATCAGAAAGAAAACTAATCAAATTACCAGCAAGAATAGTCAATCTCTGATAAGATGTTGTATCTGGCGCATCAGCTGCCAACACCCTTGCAATATCGAAAACATCACGCATCCTATTCATCATTATCTCAACATCATCACGACTAATAAATTCTATCTTGATAATAATTCTACTTTCAATCGACAAGCAAAACAAAATACCCATCTGGACAACAGCAGCTGAAATTTCACCAATTGGTACTTCCTTGAAAAGTCCATTATGAACACCAAACAAACCAGGTAATTTCACATTCGCTGTCAATGCTGTCTGAAAACAAGACAATAATTCTGTTGGAAAAGTCTTATCCGATATCATCGAAACATAATTTGATCTGATATTTCCAATCTTATGACGTAACTCCACACCTTCACGGCCGGTCTGAGACGTAATAGACAATGACAAATTATCTAACAACCGATTGACAATTCCACTCAATTCAACCGCTTCTTTATTAAGAGACATCTTTAATTTTCCGTATCATCAGGCATCAATCCCTTTCCAGTCTCTTCAGCCTTGTCAGCACTAATTTTTACATTAGCACTTGTATTATTGGAAACACCAAAAGCACTAACAGCCGTACCAGCTTCAACAAATTGCATTTCAAATTGTGTATAACCACCACGCTCCCTGCTCTCGACCATGCTAAATCGTTCGCACATCGCCTGCATCCCACCAGGAGCAAATACAGGATGTACCAATGTCGCAACATCATCTTCTTCAAGAGCTTCATAAAGTTGCTTACGTTGACTGGTGTATTCATACATTGGGTTACCTGGCCTATAAACCAAATAACCTGAAAATTGAAAACGCCTTGCTATACGTCCCATATCTTCAGCATATGGATCATTACGTTTCGGATATTCATGAACAACAGTACGACGCCCTGAAGATCTGCCACCAGATTCTACATGAAACATGATGCCCCTGAATGAAGCCTGCTCACCTAGCAGAATATTACGCCACGGATTTCTGATATCAGATATCTGACTCACAACGCAAAAACCTTCTTGGCATAAGTTGCAGGCTTATTACCAGCATCATCAATATCATCCTTACGATGCACATTCTTCAACTTGCTTTCGTCGGAATCACCGAGCAAAACCTTACCAACAAAACACCAAGTTGATGATGATTTATCATAATATCCAACAACAGTATCGCCAGCACGAAATTCTATCCTGGTCTTGGTAGCTCTCACTTCCAAATTAACTGTCTCGCCTTCGTGCTTATGTTCCTGAACTTCCTGCCCATTCTTGATTTCACGACTCTGTTTCTTCTTCTCGACGTGGCGCAACGAAGCGAAGCGTTCGACATCCTTACTATCTTTTGATTGCTCTGGAGGATTATTGACAGCAACCAGATAAGAACCAGCATCATTATGAAAAACCATCTGTCCAGTACCAGATGCTGCATATAATGCCGTCTCACCTTCCTTCATCGCATACGGACGAACTCTACGATCATCGACAATCCCGATCGGATGCGAACGCGACCCTCCAACATAAATCATAACAGCTTCAGCAGCCTTGCCTTTTGGCTGATTATGATTCCAATCTCCTTGTTCGTCCTGACTATTATTTTTTTGCTTTTGATTCTGATCTTCTTCCTGCTTAAGTGGTACTGAAGTCAACCCAACCATCTGCCAACGCTCAAAATCACTCGGTGTTTCCGAATGATGAACATCTGCATGTTTGACTTGCTGCATCAAATGCTTGTCATCAATCTCGCGTATCGTCGCACGTGAAGTACTCATCGTGACTTGACGACCAACACCAGGAAAGCTTTTTCTTGAATCTTCCATTTATTGACCAATACCAGAAGACTGTGGAATATCACCAGCCAAAGCTCGCGAATTACATATTTCAAGAACGGTTCTTGTCCCAGTATTATTATCCTGCGTAAATGTAACCGACTTGGTTTCCAACTCTAATCCTTCACCATCCATAATCAGCATCGGTGAAATAACAATAACGGATTGACGAGGTTTCCATAATCCACCTGATGGCCTCAACCATCCTTGCACCGTTACAAATACAGTAACTTCATCCTGAACTTGCCAATCCCGACCAGCCTCTGCTCTACCTTGTAAAAAACTCTTTTGCCAAGCTGGAATTTCCAATGGCGCAACTTGCGGCGCATAACCAGGAGCCAATGAATCAAACGAAGTCATATGAAAATTATCAAAAGCAGCCTTGGCTCCCCAGGTCTGATTATCTCCAGGACGTTGCCCAATCAGATAAACACCCTTGGCCATTCCAGGATTATAAAGAATCTCCCGGCCTTCCAAAATTCTTGAAGCACGTGGTACATTATCATCACCATCTTCAACAACAGTATCGTCTGTTTCTTCCTTGCCACCTTCACCAGACGCAACCAAATCACCCTTTTCATTACTGGTTAAATCTACACTACCCAAAGACCTCAACGGTTCTTCAATAGCCTCAATTACACTCGTACCAGGAGAAATAGAAATACGAGGAAATTTAGTATCAGGAATTTGACCTTTTTGTAAAAACTGAATTGCTGGAAATGGTTTCAATAAAGCATTAGCGTATTGCTTGAACGTCACATCCTTGAATTCACCAGTCTTTGTCACTGCACTCGATTGTGCCAATGACATCACATTACTTGATCCCTGAATCTCAACATAATGACGACGCACATCATAAAAAGCCTGTCGCGTATTCACAAATCCAGTGATTGCCAGATTTCCAGCCAATGTCACCGTGCAAAGTTGACCAGGAATAATCCGCATCGCCGCCCAATTCTTCGCCAGCGGCATTCCCTCAGAACACGTAAAACGAAAATGAAAATATGGATGATCTTTCATACATTGCCGTACCATCACTGTTTCCCAGTCACGATACTCATTACCATCGATCGTTAAAATTGCTGTCTCTTCTGGACGCGGGAAAACCATTTTATGCTACACTAATATGCCCACGAATTAAATTCTGAATTAGAGTTGCCGGCTTCACTTTTTCCGGCTTGCGGTGTACTGCGCGTCACTCTTAATTCCTTAAACTTACCATTATCATCTACTGAACTTTTTACCCAACTTGGCATATTCTTGAAATCAACAGATGCACTCATATTTGCATCTACACGTTGATTGGCAGATTGCGTCTTGTCAATCTGTTCTCTAGCGTCATCACCACCTTCAAATTGAACTTCCGAATCACGAAACATCGATTTTTTACCACCCTCACGAATCTGGCGTTCCTGCTCTGCAGCCCAAGCCGCACTTCGTTCATGCGAAAATTGCTGGCCTCGTCGCTGGCCTTTCCAAAAATTAAAAATACCAGACGTACCAGGTACATGAATTCGTCCTGGCCCTGATGCATTGGGATCACCGATCATGCCTTGATCAGTGCGGCTTTGAATCAAATCACTACCGGCAGCAGCCGCATCAAATGCAGATTGTGATGATCTTCTGGCTTTATCACCTAATGGATCTCTGAGGTGACCTCGATTAATCGGACCATAAAAACCTGAAAACAATTCACCCTTGACAGTACCACCCGTCATAACTGAACGATTCAATAATGCCTCCATCGCCCCAGTCTTGCCAGTAACACTGCCTTCTTCCAACTGCAGCATCTTCAGGACGTTTTCTTTTAATTCAGGATCTTTGTTAATTTCATCAATCCGAGATTGACGTTGTTTTTGCAAAAAAGCATTTCCACGCAAACCTTCAAGATTGGCAGCCGCAGGACCAGCCTCATCACCTCCACCTATTCCGCCACCACCTTCACTACGACCACTGCCACGCCCCCCAAATCCAGCATGACCACGACTAGTGAGACCTCGAAAACCACCTAAACCACCTTGCATCGCAC